GCCAGCAAACGCACCACAAGCATAATTTACATGCTTATCACGGGCTGAAATAAAAGTCTTGTTGAGACAAGCACGGTTGTCGACGAGTTCATCAAGATATACGTTCTTCTTTGCTTCAATTACTGCAGAGCCAACTACTAGAGACTGGGCAAAACAGAATATAGCAGTGGGTACAATAAAACCGTGATCAATGCGAGACATTAGGAAAGTCCCGCAGACCGAAGCTAGTGCGAAATTGTGCCAGTAGGTTCTGACACGTTGGCCTATAATATCCCTACCAGACCAAATAACAAGGGAACGAACATAATTATTGTCCATCATTGATTCTGGAATCCATGAGGACCACTTAGAGTATGGAGACTCATCGAACCAACGGTATCCCTCTAATAAGGAATCAACCGCAAGATCTTCAACTTTTGTTTCAAGATTGCACCTGCTCTTCTTGAAAGACATATTGACTTCAGATGCCTTTGTTTGGAGAACTTGAGCAATGCGCTCACCGTAGTGTGGGGTGAAATCGCATGAGCAAGTTTGTTGGAGTTTGTTACAACCAGGGCACAGGTTGATAAGAGTTGAGGGCTCTTTGAAAGAATCAACAATAGTGCCTTGATTTTTAAAGTGTGTGGTGGCTTTATCGGCAACATAGTTCAAGTATTCGAAAATATCAATATCTTGCTTGATGAATTCCCAACCTGCATGTTGTTGGTTTTGATGTCCGCCTCCAATTGGCTTCTTGATATCAATGAGCCAAATGTCATTGATTTGATTTAGGCTACCAAAATGCGCGATGACCTTATCTGTATCCAACATGTTGTCGGTTTTAAAGGGGTCTTTCACTCTGGCTACAGTATGGCATTGGGGACGTCGTAAAATAGACATCGGGTTGTTGGAAATAGCGTTTGCATGCAAGTGATCGATGTTTGAAGTTATAGCGATACCAGCAGGTTCAATAGACATTTTGCCTTTGCTGGTTAGATCTGCCATGACAGCGATTTCGCGAATGTTATTGCATAAGCGGATGATCCAATCACCAGGTGAACAGTCCCAAAATTGAGACTTAGCATTTCCAAAGTCGTCAATCTTAATACCGGTAATGAAAGAACGGTATGATGACATATATTTCTCCTTTTCGTTTAAGGTGTAAACATATTCTGAGGAACTGGGAACACCAGATGCTTTAAGTATAGTGGATAATGCTAGATCAGCTAGAGTTGATTTACCAACACCAGAATCACCACTAATACTAACGCACCAAGGGGTACGTCGCAGACCGCCCTTAACGCGCATGGCAACAAAATCAGATTTAACGAGAGCTAGTTTTTCCCATTTCATCTGAATAATTTTCTTTTCTGCGCCATTAGGCATGGTTTTGTAAAGATTGTGAAGATCTTCAACCAAATCATCAAGTTCTTTGTCAAAGAGTTTCACTTTTATTCTGGTATTTCTCCAGGTTGCCGTTGCGGACGTATTCCCATTCTGTCAATTTTTCTATACATCTTTCCTGTATTTCAATGACAGTACTGGATGAAAATAAAAGTGGGGACAAAGATCCTTTTTCAAAGCACAAGTATGCGCCTTCAGCAAAATATACGACAGTCTCCAAAAGAGCATCGACTAGATCAATTGCATTGGCGTGTTTCTCTTGAGCTTGAATAGCAAAGATTTCAAAATTACCTAAATTAACGGAACAAGAATCAATAACTCCTAGTGTAATGAGGAGAGAAATGACTCTAGAAACTTGGGAAAATGAAGGTGAGTTAATTAATAACTTCCAGTCGGTAAGACCAGAAATCATGTGCGACAACCACTCCGGTCGGGAGGGTTTGGTTGTAGATGATTCATCAACAGTGGAATCATCATTTTTGGACTGTGGCTTATAAGTATCGAAGATAACAAGTGCGATCTTCTTAAGTTGAGTAGTTAGGGCTGTTTGGTTGTGTGTCTTGGCGTACAGGGTAAGTACGGCGACAAAACCAGTTGCTGATTGGACATCAGCGAGTGCAAGATATAGGGCCATGAGGCCTTCAATCTTGGAGATTGCGGTTTCTGAGAGTTGTTTGCGTAAATGGGATTCCATGTTGGTTAACATGTTAAATCCAATAAAACTCTGGGGAGTGCAAGGA